GTCGAACGTCATGCTGTGAACAATGGTAAAAGTGGTTCCGTTGGGTCGCTTGAAATCCTCGATAAATGTCCCAGTAACAGCCCCCACCATGCCCTTTCCGCCGGTCTTGTTCTTCGTCATCGTCTCAATAATATCCGCCACCGCGCCGCCCTCAACCACTACCCACAAGCTGTGCGCCGGGATGCCGTCGGAGTCAGTCGTGTCCGTGTCGTTTTCGTACACGGCCACATCGGTTACGTTTGGCAGGCTTGCAAGTGCTGTAAACATGCGGCCAGTGCTGGACGACTGCGGAGTCTCTAGTGACCTGTTGCGACGTACCCGCAGATCTTGATCTGCTTCTTCGTCAATGCCTACCGTAGCCGCTGTTGGGTTTGTAACAGACAGCACTCCGATAACAACCGTCACGGGGTTTACTACCGTGGCCGGGTCAGCTTCAACCGCCCCGAAGTTTTCCGCAAAAAGTGTTACGGTTGTTTCGCCTGGCGGGATATCGATAGCATTGAGCGTAGTCCATGCCTGCCCTAAATCATCCTCGACGGCATAATCCGGAGGAAGCGTAAGCGGCCGGTCGGTCGTTACCACAACGTCTACCTGTGAGCGCGTGGCGGGCCTGCGGGATATACCGGCCAATTTAATGATGCTGTTGAGGGATTGCCCGAGTGCAAAATCAGGATCGCGCTGGTTGTATTCGAGTGCGCCGAAGGATTGAGCGTCTAGGACAAGCTGCGTCTCGATTGCTACGCGCTGCCCGTCAGGACTGTCGGGGTCAAGGTTAATATCCTCGCCATAGATCGCCCGGTAGCCCGCTGCCAGTTCGTCATAAATTTCCTGGAACGTCTGAACCTGAATGCCTTCGGGCGTAAACTGTGGCGCTGTCATGCGGTGAGCTCCAGGGTCTGCAAATCTTGCTGCGTGAAAACGTCGGTATATTGCAGCTCGATTGTAACACCTCTATTACTGTTCCGCCGAATTATGCCAAGTCTCTGTATTGAGATTACGCCGTCGGTTTGCAGCACGGTTGATTCCACTGCCCGAATGATGCGCTTTTCAGTGCCAGGGTTGCCCAACAATTCGATCCAGTTTACTCCCGCGTCAACGTCCAGATACCAGTCTCCCCGGAACGACCGCAGGCGCGTAAGGATGTTCTGCGCAATGGCATCAGCGTTGCGTTTATATACGGCGCGCCCTTTCCCAAATCTCCAATCACGGTTGCTGTCTAGTCCTGAAACTCTCATTATTGCGGCCCTCCTGTGGTCCCGCCGCTGTCTCCCGGGTGGGTGTGGGTGCCGAAGTCTATGCCGCCGATTGTGGCTGTCGCCGCGGTGAGTTTACCTGTGCATGTTATGTTGCCGTCGACATGTAAATCTCCGATTATCGTCTGGTTCCCCGTCTGCGTCCGGTCCCCCTGGTGTGTATAATCCCCGTCCTGATTCGTGTCGCCGGTGTGCTGGATAACGCTTGGAATGGTAAGCGCCCCGGCTTGCGGATTGATCCCAACAATGGCAATTCCGTCGCTGTAGTCGTGCATCCGGAACTCTGCCGGGTCTTGGAAATCTGACCCGGAATACCATCGATCAAAACACCGCTCAGTCAATACCAGCAAGCAATAGTCGCCCACGGTTATAGGGTGCGCCGTATAGCTGCCGCCGCCCTGCATAAAGAGAGGGGGTACTTTTGTAAATTGTGGTAGCTTGATCGACTTACCATCTACCACGCGGTTAATCACTGGCTGCACGCTGATCGTTTTTGCTTGCACCGCCGTAACCTTGGCAATGGTGGCAGTGTGCAAATTGGACAGTGCCTCGCCAATGGCGTCGTTCAAAACGTCTGTTAACTCCCGTTTCGCTGTCATATCGATTTAGCCTCTGCGGCCAGGGTGCCGGTGCAGCTCTGTTTCCACTCATCCCCGTAATTGTCGCCGCGATAGTTGATTGTTTCAATTTTGTAAATGCCGTCCAGG